GGCTGTAGATCATGATTTGACTCCTTTGATTACGATTTGATCGAAAAGTACCGAAACGCCGGACACGTCGCGCCACATCTGGACATGCGTGACACGGAACGCCGTACACCCCTCAAATAAGGGCACCAGATAGCCACCATTTAAATCGAGTACTGGACGCCCGTCAGAACCAGCAACACGTTTCTTGCCGCTCTCATGGGCTGTGAGAACCAACGCGCCGTTTTCGATAGTTTGATTGTACGTGACGCCACGAGTCCAATCGGCGTCGATCAAGAATTTACCCTCGACCCATGCGCGCGGCTTCCCGCGATTGGTGCCTACTTTTAGAATCTTTGAAGCGTTCATTTGGTTTCCTTTTTGTTTGCTTTGGGATCAGTCCCACTAGGCCGCGCATTGAGTACAGCGCGACCCGTGCGACCGACCGCTAGTCGTTAAGGAATCCGTAGTGTTTCTTTTTGATCTCTTGAAAGCGTCGGTCCGCATCTTCAAATTGAATAAGACCGGCGCGGACCGCGTGAACAAACGTGTAAATTGGCACGACGGTCATGCATAAAATCAATGCGGTCTCTATTAGAACTTTGCGTATCATAGCGTAGACTCCTATTTGCTGAATCGCGATTTACTGGACACGGATGACGAAACCGGACGTATCAGTCTTTGCGTCACCTTTTGCTTTCAAAAGTACCACGACGCCGGTATCGTCTGCCGGTCTATAATCGTGCGCGTCGCCGTCGATACACGGGAACGATTGACCGGCGATAGTGACACGACGTGACACCATAGACGCTTTATAGACGTCTAATGACGCGACCGCCGCGACGTTACCACCGGCAAACAATACGTTCAAAACGTCCGCGTCGTTGTCTTCTTTTTTACTGAATGTCAGATGATAATTCTGTGGCATCTTACCGGACGCCCACGCGACCGCGCGTTTTGTGATCGCTGTGTAATCGTAAAAGACACAATCGCTAAACAGCGACATGATATTGACCGTGTGACCGTCTATAGTGACCGTGCGACGCTCAAAAGGTAGATCACTAGTCGCATTCAAACGATAAGCGACGTCATAACCTTGTGCGGTCCATTTGGTCCGGTGCGCGATCATTTCGAAAACTAGTACGGCAAGGAATGCGTCGCGCTCTTTAAAATAAGCTTGCGTTTTAGTGATACGCGACGTTTCTTTTTGTGACATATACGCGGGATTGCCGGCAGTATGCAAACATGCATCGCGACAACCGGCAGACGATTGCGGACACACATTGAAACCGGACAGCCATGACGGCGCAAGATGCATAGGCGCGGTCATAACGTCAACTATTTTGCCGTTCTTTGCGACCTTTGGATTACTTTCCGGTTTCGCTAAAATGGTGCAAATAGCATGACCACGCGACCGCAAGTGACGGATCGCGGACGCTTTTGACGTAAAGCCGTTGATTGTGGGACGTGGTGAAATCACAAGAGTCGATTGTGATACTTTGGGTGCAAATGGTGCTGACATTTTGTTTTCCTTTTTGTCATGCGTTTTGTGTACAGTAAGACGCGATCAAGCGAGTCGCGATAACGTAAGACTGCATTGCGTGCTGTGCGATTGTCAAACGAAAAAAAACAGTGGTTCGCATATTAGTGTAAACGATTGGAAAACAAGCGGAATTCAGCACCATTTGGCACCGGCGCGATGTCTTTGGGCGCCCAATAGATCACGACCGTGTTTGATTTACATATGGATCGGATCGCACAGCGCCATAAAAACAAGGCGATTGCGCCGGTCGTGTCCGATAGTGTGTCCGATAGTGTGCCAATCGATCACAAAAAGCACCGGCCCCGACCCCCCTTTCCAGATCGATTTGTCTGCGCCAGGATCGGGGGGGCTATGGGGGTTTTCTGTGTGCGCGCGGGGGGAGATATACCCATACGAATCTTCCGCAACTTTTAGAATCCGCTTAGTTCACGCTTAGTTCACGCATGGTCCACGTATGGTCCACGTCAGGTCCACGTCATGTCGCATGGTTAGACAGTTGGTCCCTGCATGTCTAACGGCAGACAATCGTATTTGCCCCAACCGTTGTTCGTTTGGGTCAGCAAGTCCAGTTCGTATGGCACCACTTGCCGACACTCTTGTTCGTCATCAAACAGTATCGAATTGCGTACCATCGCGTGACAGTTTTGTACTTCTGCAGTGATCGTTAAGTCCTCAATCGTTACATTAGCGCAGATCATAATGACACCTATCCACATCGTTTAGTTCCTCTTTATGTTCGTTCAGTTCGTCCGGTTCGTTTAGTTCGTCCAATGACCCACGGGCGTTACGCACCGCCCTTGGGGTATGCTTTCCAAGCAAGCTGGACGTGCGGACCATCAGGAAAATTCTTCCATTTCGCTCCCGCATCGATAGCGACGTCCAGTTCCTTGGCGACCTCAATGATCACGTCCGCGATCTGGTGGTACAAAGGCCAATCCCACCGGACTTCACCCGCGACTACTGCGAAGAAGTCTATGGCGTGACCGGTCAGGTGTCGGCTGTTCATCGTGGTGCTGGCCCCAGAAGCGACTAGTTCCTTCTGCCGCTCCACTGTCCGCATACCTTCTGATATCCCAAAGTCTACCGGTACTCGTTTGATTGACTCTGTGATGACCTCGACGAGGTCGGGGTGCACGCCTTCGAGACGGCCCATAGACCGTTTAGACAACTTGAATGTCATCGTTTAGTTCCTCTTACTGTACTTTAATAGTTCGTTACGAGCGGTCTGTGGACCACACTTCAGTACGCACACCGTTACGCATACGACCACGGGATCGTCCCACCATCGCACCGCCCTCCATGAACTCCATGAAGTCATCGATTTCGTCATCCATGCGTTGCTGTAGGACACCTCTGGCTGCTTCATCGACGTCTTGACCCATAGACCTCATGTAGTGCGCTACGGCTCCACTGAGAGCGTCTAGGCGGTCATCATGACGTAGCGCACCACGGTCTCTTGTGATGTGCGTTAGCTGGTACAACAGGGAGAACGTGTGGTCCTCTGTACGTGCTTCACGTTTCGCTAGGTCTTCGTCCAGTACTAGGCGGTGTTGCGCCATGACCGGCTCCAGTGTGTCGATGATACGGCCTTCTTTTTGACCCTTAGCCCATTCGGACTCCACCACGGTGCAGCCGCCTTGCCATATGTTCGACAAGATCGGTTGGAACGCGGTGACCCACATGCCTTGGCCGTAGTTCGGCTCGACCTCTATACAATTCACATTGTATTTCTTAGCGTCCACAGCGATCCGTGCCATTGCCTCGGCGGGGTCGGACGCAAAGCCACAACACTGTAGGACGTACAGTATCCCATTGAGTGCACCTACGACGGCCCACGCCGTTTCGTCTTTGCCTCTGCCAGAAGGGTCAACGAATAGCACCTTGGACTCATAAGGTTCCCATTCTGTGTCCACAAAGAGCGGTCGCAACATGTGGTCTCCAGAGAAGCCCACGTTTGGAATATCACGGACCAGATTGTGCTTATCGTTGTGTCTCCCCCACTGGACTGTCAGTGGTGCTTTAAGAGGATTACAGGACATCACGATCAGATCGGACTGTCTGAGTGGGTATCGCTCTGCGTCACTAAGGGACGTGTCGAGCATATACTGCAGCGCAAAGGACGCTTTGCCTTTCGCTTCGATGTGCATCAGTTCGTCTTCTGCGAAGCGGCTGTCTGTGGGTCCACCGTGCTTGATTTTGTTGTTGTCGAATAGATCACGCAAGTAGTGCGCCAAGATATTTACTTCACGCCCTGTTTGGTTGTCTGTCAGCACGTAGTTCTTCAGTTTGTCCGCTGTTGGAAACCTGACGGGGATCGTGAAGCACCGGAAGCCCATCTCTTTGACGAGCGTATTGTACACACTCTCCTCGGTCTGTGGTGTCCCAAGGAAGATGATGTCGCCTTTACCCCATTCGGTCTTGGTGATCGGAACGAAATCTGACTGCACGATCTTAACGATCCGACGTCTAGCTTCTTCAGTCAGACTGTTACGTTCCACTTCGATATCGTCAGCGATTAACAACGTGGCCCGTGACCCAGTGATCTGACCGGTGATACCCCGCGCCACGACCGAATACGATTGAGACAAACTGGCTCCAGCGACATCAAACTGTTCTGCCATGTCCCGTCGCGTCGCGCCGTTATCGCGTGGACCTTCAAGTAACCATTGGACTAGTGGCATCGATTGGCAGATACCTTTAGTCTGCGCCACGAACTCTTTGGATTTACTACCGGTAGCTGACACGACCATGATCTTTTCGTCGCGCGGGTTCCGCATGAGACGCCAGATCGCGTAGGCAGACGTGATGTACGACTTGCCCAGCGACCGGAAGCACCTGATGATGTCTTCCCTGGGTCCACTTGTGAGTTCGTCTGGTGATTCAGTGGTGTCCACGCCGTATTGGAGACGATACGCGATCTCGTATTGGGCAGGGGTTGGTTCTGGAAGACCTAAATGTTGCCATGTGAGGTACAGAAAGTTCCGAAAGTCCTCATATGCGGCCCAAACGTGGACAGGAAACGTCGTTTCCCAGTGTGGCTTATCGTTTATCACCAGTTCTTTGAGCATCTTCACGTCTCTTTCTGATTTCTAAAGCTTGTTGCCGAATGACTTCCGCTTGTTGCTTCAGTTCGAACTCTTGTCGCGCCACATCGCACACCGGCTGGACGCGCTGCGACCGGTCGGGGAACTTAATGACCGTCATGACCGGAACGGCATTTCTTTGGAGTACGCATGGAGACTGTCAGCCAGCTTAACGCTGCTTGTCAGGTCAGTCAGGTCAGCCTCTGGTGGGAACGTCTTCAGAAAGTTTACACATGCTGACACCATAGACGGACTGAGGTCTTCTGATGTGTCTTCGACGATGGTGTTCAGCCGTTTTAACAGCTTGTCTCTGAGTGGTCCGGTGTCTTTCACTTCGCTATTCCTTTCATCTTTTCGAATGATCGCAGCCCTGCCATGCCCAAGAGTGCAAACAGCAACTCAAACAGCGCGTCAGTCGGAAATACGGGGAGATTTTCTACGGGGTAGTCGTTAGCTACAGCGATCCACTGTGCAGCGGGTGCGCCAATGAACATCCAGAAGACGCCCAGCGCACAGCACCAGCCGACAGCGGGACGCCAGCCAGAGACCCACACAGATCGATGTGCTGCTTCTGTCTTGTTCGTCTCGGCCTGTGCCAAATTAATATCGTTAGCCGCTTTGATCAATTCGAGTTCGATTGTTTGCTTTGCTTTTTGCGCTGCGTCTGCGTCGGGAATAACTTTGTCTACCGTCGAGAGAACTTGAGGTAACAACGACGTAATGATGTTTAACATCTGATGACTCCTATAGGATTGCTAGAAGAACAGCCGCCACAATCGCTAAGATCAAAATGCCAATCAGAACGGATGTCCCAACGACCGCCATGTCTCCACGTATTTCGGCTTGTGCTTCTTGTTGTCTCCGCTTGGCAGCGGCACGGGCTTTCTGTTCTAGCTGGGCATCACGTTGCAACTTTAAGATGTCCTGCCACGCATAGTAACCGAAACGCCCGATGATTAACGCTTTGACTTCTGCAATGTGTTCTGCAGCAAGCTGTTGATTTATAACGATTTCTGTGACTGACTGCCCGTTCTGACGTGCTTTACGCTCTTCAGCTTTAAGTTGCTTAGAGCCTTCGAAGAGATCGTCTATCTGTTTGGCAACGCTTGAGATATCTTTCGCAGTACCCAAGGTTGACTTTAAGAACTCTACTGACTTGGTGATCAGTGCGATGCCCGTTAGTATTTCTGCCACCGCCATAATATATTCCCGCTGTATAAGTTACGCTACAGCGTAAGTGTTCAATTTTTACGCTATGCAGTAATAATCACTATTTATTTGTTGCTAGCCTTTCGATTGCTGCCATGATGCTCTTTGTGTTTTCTTCAATTCGCGCTATTGCCACCGCTTGAACTTGAGTGGAACTTTCGAGTGACCCAACGCGCATTTGCATCGCATCGATGTCTTCTGAGTTTCGATGAATGTCAGACATCATCATGCTTACAGTCCACACTATGGCGGCACCTTGCACGACTAATCCAAAGATCAGCGGTGCGTGAAGTAATTTGTCTCTATGGTCCATTAGTACACCGTTGTTTTGTCTGGATCGATCACCGTGGGTACACAGTACGCGAGACCAAAATGTTCTTGAAATTGCAGTGTTCCAAAGCGACGAACCGTTTCCCGCGCAAAATACAGGCACGTTTCGATCTTGTAGAAATGCATGGGGGGTTCGATTGGGTTTCCCCCAATGAACAACATTAGGGCAAACACATGGGTCATGTTGTTAGCTTGGTGGGGTCGGAAAGGCTACGTCAGGGAAACCCGACTGTGCTGGCAAATCACGCAAGGCTTGTCTGTAGGTGCGCCAATCGTCAGTAATGCGGTCAGCTAATGCCATGCTGTCGGACGCCGCTAGTAGTTCATCACGCCGCGCCCGTACTTGGGTTGACGTTGCAGCCACTGGGTCAGATTGAAAATCAGGCCAGTTTGACATATCTTCAGCATCATCAAAGACTGCGCCATCGCCTGTTGTTTTATTGTACCAGATTTTAGACATGATAAACCCTTAAATTACCTGCTGCTCCGTTGGCTCCCGCCATATCAGTAGCCATTCCAGAACCACCACCACCACCTGGAACAGTACCCGCCACTGGCGATGTTGATGACGAGGCTCCCCCCGCACCAGCGTAAAGAGAATCTCCCGCTGATTTTTGGTATGGAGAAGCAGACATATGGTGGCCTCCACCGCCGCCGCCCCCAAAAACTGCATTTCCTCCTGCTGTTGTTTTTCCACCAACTCCGCCTGACCAGTTGTAAGTACTAAAGGTGCCAGTATAAGCACCCGACCAAGTTGGAATAGCGGCAGGAACAGCAAAGGTGTTTGAAGGAGTGTTTACAGCCGTTACATTAGAACCTGATTGCAAAATCAGCGGTGCGTCTATGTAAACAAACAATAAAGATGAGTCATCTGTTGTTGTATAAACCGCACTGCCATAAGTAGAAGATAACGTAATTGAAGAACTTGAATTAGCTGTAGCATTTCCGCTGCTTGGATTATTAGAACCCACACCACCAGCACCAATTACATAAGTTGCAGCATCAAAGACTTTTGCCTTTCCGTACAGTAATCTAGCGTGGCCTCCTTCTCCACCATAGGAATAAGCAGTAGGAGGGTAACCACTATTATTTCTGCCTCCACCACCACCTCCACCAACAATATACATCCAGACGTAATCATCGTCGCTCAACGACCCTTTGCTCCAAGTTCCGCTAGATGTGTATGTGTTGTTGGGAGAAGCAAAGTTTGGAAATACAACATCGTCTGCGCCAGTACTTATAGTAGCCCAAGCCGCTGTACCCGCTGATGCGTATTGCAGTAGCTGCCCCGCTGCACCCGCCGCTGGAACGTGTTGATTACCCGCGCCTGTTGGGTGGACGTAAGTTGCAGCGTGAGCATTGCTTGCTGCGTCTCTTGCTCTAGTCATTTATAAATTCCTTATGTTTCATAACGGATTACAACAATGCCTGAACCGCCAGCACCACCAGCATATGCAGGGCTAGGGGTATTATTATCGCCAGAGCC